CGAGCCGGTGCCGAACACGTACAACCCGGTGGTGCTCGCTCCACCGCCGCCGGCAAACGTGGCCCCGGTCCCGTTCGTACCGCCCTGCACGTGCAGCCCATCACTGGTAGGGCCGCCTGTACATGCCAGACCGCTGCCGGATGACGCACCACCCGTGAATTGCGCACCATGGCCGGTCGCCCCGCCCTGTACGCTCAGTCCTGACCCCGTGCCAGCGCCAGTCAATGCCAAGCCGTGCCCGTTTCCCTGCGCCTGCAAACGCATACCTGTACCCGTCGATCCGGTTCCTAGTACCCAAATACCATCACCGCTTGTCACGCCACCGGTGATCTGTAATCCATTCGCAATGGCACCGCCGGTGATTTCCACACCGGGTCCGGTATTGCCACCCTGCGCACTCATGCCAGCGCCCGTACCACCACCTGCTCGTGTCAAAATTCCGTGGCCTGATGTCGCGCCGCCTGAGAATTCAGCCCCATTACCGGTCGCGCCACCTGCACACAACAGCCCCTCACTCGCGCCACCCCCGGATACATGCATGCCGTGACCGGTTGACGAAAAGGACCGCAGACCAGCGCCAGCTCCGGTGGATTCCACCGTCAGGCCGGATCCCGTTCCCGATCCAACGCCGTAGAAGCCGCTATTGTTCGACGCCCCTTGGGCGTAGATCCCGGATCCAATGTTTGTCGCCCGTGCCTGTATGCCACTACCAGAGGAGGATCCCCCAAGAAATTCTGCCCCGTGTCCGGTCGCACCACCCGTGCAGAGCAACCCCTTGCCCAGACCACCGCCAGCGCCTTCAATGCCATTGCCTGTGGTACCGCCCGTTGCACGCAATCCGCGCCCAGATCCACTGCCGTTCAACTCCAACCCGGATCCGTTGCCACCAGAACTCATCGCCAGAATGGCCGTGCCCGCGTCATTGATCACGGTCAATTGCTTGAGATTCAGCGTCGCGTTATTGCCTGTCGTCGCGAGTCCGTCGATCTGCACGAGATTGACCGGCTGGATACCTGATCCCAAGATCGCCAGATCATACCTCGACTGAGACAGAATTGCAAATTCGTGCCAGACCGGGGCAGCAGTAGCAACAAATGATTTGATAACGAGCGGACCAGCTGTATCTGTATCAGTTGCACTAAGTTCCACTCGATAGAAGCCATCGGCGTCGTGCGTGATCGCTGTCGCACTGTTGCGAGCTGCGAATGCTGCACCGTCTTTCGACACTTGTACCGTGACGGTGAGTGCTGTCTTTGCTGTTACACCATCGGTGGCATCGAGGAAGGGACCAACCTGGATTACCTTGAGCGTACTCTGTCGCAGGTATCGCATATTATATCCTTCTCCGACGATGAGCTAACAGCAGAGGATTGACGTTCACGCCACCGGGGAGACTGGCAGTCATGGCAGGAACATCCCATGTTGCAGTGGCTAGAGACAGGGATGCTTCCAAAGCAGAAATGGCTACAGGCTTGAACGCAACAGCGACCGCGCCCCAATCATCAGATGTACCCTGGGACCACGACATTGTTTGATTGCCCGCTGTGGTCTTGAACACGTACTGGCCACCACCGCCAATTGCTCCGAGATCGACGTCAAAAATGGGTGCACCTGCATAGCCAATCGGTGCCCATGTCTGCATGCCACTAGCAGCGGCGGCAAAAACAATGCTGCCATTCGTGGTGGTGGTCATGCTGGTCGCGCTCGGAGTCGTACTGGTTCCGTTACTGCCAATCGCTACGTCAAAAGCGGAAGTAAACCCCGCTCCCGTTTTACAGCACGACCCCACGTACGATATTGAGCGTGTTCCCGTATTGGGAATGACAAAGGTTCCTGAAGACGGCGTAGCCTCCCCGCAGACGTACCACACTTCCACGCTCGCCTCGGGAGATGCAGCAGCTTTCTGTGTGGTATTGGCCTGCGTCATCGTGACGCCACCATACGTAGGGGCGCCACCCGCACGATCTGTTGCGCCTGCAACAATCATCATCAGGACAACAGCGGTCGCACCCGAAGGTGGAGTATACGTGGCTGACGTAATGGGGCTCGTTGCAGCCGTCACCAGCGTTGTAGCACCTCCGTAGAGATGATCGCCCGGAAACGTTACTTCCTTGGCAACGAAATGGATGGTCGCATATGCGGCGACTGTTCCAAACGTCCAGCCAATTGCAGCGACGCCCGACGCACTACGAGGATGATATTGTGCAGCAATACCGTATGCACCCATGTCTTGAGAAACAATGGATGTTCCTGTCTGACCAGTGGGTGCCCACGCGTCATCATTGTCGACAACAACAGCAAACGTCAGCGTATTCGTGGTGGTCGCATTGGCATTCATGGTGGGATTCGTCGCACCGCCACTAGCTCCACCACCAGCGTTATCCAGCGCGGACGCAAATCCTGTGTCAGCTATCGCGGATGCGGCGATATACGATACGGAAAGCGCACCAGGATTGGGAATGACAAATGCGCCGCTGGCGGGAAGTATTCCGCCGCAGAGGTACCAGACTTCGATACTGGCTTCCTGTGTACCCGGTGCCATTGTACTGGATGCTTGCCGCATCCTGAAGCCAGCATACGTTGGAAGGCTCGTAAACGTACCAGCACGATCAACAGAGCCACCCACGAATATCATCAAGACAACAAGCGTCGAGCCAGCCGTCGGCGTGTACTCGGCCGACGTAATGGTTGTTGCCGACGAGGTAACGAGTGTCGTCTGATTCCCGAAAGTGTGTGGCATGTTACTGCTGCGAAGCGAACGCGCCGCTCGCGGAAACTGTCACGTTGATGTTTGCCCCGTTCGGCGTTGTAGGCGTAATGTCTACGACTGCGATTGGGATACTATCCGCGTCGTTCGTAACTGATTTGAAGATAACCGCTCGATTGATTTCACCCACGCCGGCCAGAACTGCCACGAATGAAAAACTCGCAAAACTGTACACGATCTGGTCGAGGGTGTCATTCCTGACCTTGGACTTGGAGGCCACGGTCACATCGTAACCCGTGACACCAATACTGGACATGAAGTTGGCGTCCTTGCTAGGCACACCAGCCGCGGTCGCTACGGGACGAATCTTGATTGTATTAGCAATCCAATCAATTGATCCCTCAGAGGACAGACCATCAGCACCAGCATTGAAGATGAAACCAGCCATGTGTCTCTCCTAGGGTGTATACTGAATCCAAATGTCTCCGTCTTGCCCACCACTGGGACTAGATGCAGAGATCGTGATTGGCCGCCCGATTGTGACGATTTGGGGCGTACCTGAGTTGCGCTCCATGAACAGCGTGCCGTCATTCGTGTTGACGGCAAGCTGTCCAGGGAGTAAATCAGCGACGGTCGGAGCAGCACCCGGCGTCGCCGATCTCTTCTGCTGCATGACCGGTGGTGGCATGATTAGAACGTGCCTCCGTCAACGATACCAACGTTGAGAGTGACGAATGCGTTGCCGGCGTCCTTGGTCCATTCAAGGGTGGCACCCATGCGAAGGACACCATTCGTGCCGTCAGTTCCCCAGATATACCCGGCTGTGCCACCAGAAACTACGGCAACTTTCTCGTCGGCTGAACCAACAGGAATGTTCAGCGCAGCCTTGAAGTTGTCAAAGAGAATCTTCTTCTCTTTTTGTCCCGTGCCATCTGCATCGTGGACAATCAGAAAATCAGCCGCACCGGTGATCGCGGCGAGTGTGGCGAGATCATCGATGCAGGGGACAAGCGGGATCTTGGTCGTTGCATCGGTTGCAACGTGCAACGTGCCGCGATCCGTTGAAAAGAGCGGCTCGCCAGCCAGCAGAAGAGTCGAGGGAAGGGCCGATTTCAGGCCACGCCGAAGCTGAATACGAGTTGCCATTGATACTCCTTACGTGAAAACGCCACCGTCAACAGTTTCCAGCCCGAGGTTCGTTCGGGCCGTATGCTTCTTCGTTTCGTTGTCCAGCTCCGACAGGTACAGCAACACTTGGAAGAACATGTTTGGGTCTACTGACGGACCCCCTTCACCAATTTTAATGATCGTCGGTTCTTGTGCTTCCGCGACCACAACCACCATTTCCTGTCCCTCGACCGTGACAGAAATTGGCGGATCGTTTTCAACGATAACAAAGGTATCGTCATTCATCGAGTCACCTCAAAACTGACTGTGACTGCTCCTTCCAGGAGTCTGGTAACAACGCCACCTGGAGAAACTAGTTCCAGATCGTACGCGCCGGTTTTGATATCAATCAGGGAGGTATCGGCGGCGCCAATGAACAAGTTGATTGTGCCATCAACGCCTCCGAGGGTGATACCACCGTCTTCTGTTGTCAGTTCGATCTCGTACGCGGGGTCCGTGATTTTCTTCCTGATGTGCATTCTGGCCGTGAAGCCGGTGAGATCTATGGGAATCTCATCAGCATCCTGCCACCGCAGGGGAAGTGACCACGTGGCACCTTGTTCGATGTAGATATTGTGCTTCCCTGCTGGCATGGTATCTCCTTACGCGCGACGCCCAACGAACAACAGCCCGGCTCCGCAGTCCCCGAAGTCCATATTCCCCTCGAAGGTACCTGGACCGAAAGCTGCCTCGCCTTTCGCGTTGTAAAACGTACCTGAAACCTTGTCCATCTTAGCGCGGCGATGACCGTGACCACCATAGAACAACGCAGCGACTTCGCCTGTGCCATAAGCCGCTGAGTCAATCCGTTCGAACTGATCCGTCGCATCCGGCTTATCACCGTAGAACGCACCGTCCGAACGGGTGCTGGCACCAATACTTTCGGGATCCGTACCGCCCCGCCCACCGTGACCGATACCCGTTACTGCGCCTCTCGGGATCAAGCGGCACAGCCTCGTGGTGCGCTCCATGTAGGGAGCATACGCCGGCCAACCATGATCGGTAGGCAGATCACGAATACCCTGCGAAACATGCAGCACAAACAGTTGACCGGATAGCACGGTCATGACACCAACAAACGCTACCCAATCTACATTGTTCACTGCGCCACTGGAAACATCCGGACCTGGACCACGGTGCTCAGTCGAGGCGAGGGGCATACGGAACCCAATGCCTTCCTCATCATGACGGATATTGAACGTGTGCCTAACCTGATCCACCGTGCCCGTGGAGACATGGTAGCAACCCACTGAAGAACTGCGTTGCATGTATTCCATCTGTTTCCGCGTGTAGCCGGGACCAGTTGAATCAGGTGGATGAGCCGACGTACCCCAAGGAATTCCGCGCACAGCGAATGAACTAACCAATCCCGCAAAGTGTGTCGGGTCATTCCCTTTTCGGCTGTTCTGCCAACCTTCGTTCACTTCTGCGAGACACACGACATCGAGGAGGCCTGCGGACTCTAGTGCCTCTGCGGAGAGACGGTACGGTGTTTCCTCGCTGTCGGCCGTCTGCAGGTCACCAGCGGTGACATCCCAACACATGTTCCGCGCCTTGAGCTTCTGACCTAGACGAATCACTACATCACGTGCATCGGGCCACGCTTCTAGCCGCTCACCGTTTCGTGTCATCCCTGTTGTGAGTACCTCACGGCCGCGCCACCCGTCGCCCAGATGAGTTCCCCAACCCGTTGCGCCACCCACGTAACAGAAGCCACGAATTCCGTTGATTCCGTTTTCTGCCATTAAGTCCAGCACGTAATCGACGTGGGCAGGATCATGCTTCTCGAAATACAGCGCCGGGAAGAATGAGCAGAGTACGATGCTACGAAAACCAGTAGCGTCTTTCCAGCCCTCGTTGGTCCGGCGCACAGGCAAGGAAAGAGAATCCGAACCTACGCTGCCACCCATAGAACCGTACACGACTACGGGGCTGTAAGTTTCGTACCCGCCCGGAGTAGGGCTCGGCACCATTTCTCCGTTTTCGTTTCCCACCATCGGCTGTTCGAGGGTGACCTTGCCGTCCGGAAACGCCTTGATAAAGAATCCAGGTCGGCAGACGGCCTCGAAGCTCACACCTTCGGGCCGCTGCCATACCTTGAACTTTTCCCACGCACCAAGATCTGGCCGATTAAATACTACAATGCCTGTTTGACCTTCACCTTCGCAACAGGCGAAACGGCTCACACCATCAGCCGTAACACGCAGTCCGTATTGATCACCGCCGGCAGGAATTACGGCGAAGGTTTGCCAATCACCTTCCCAGCCCGGCTTCTCACGATTGGCTACGGCGAGACCTTTCGGATTTTCGCCATCCATCTCACCTTCATTCCCGCCGCCGTTTTCAGCAGCTAGGAACTTGCCGTTGTCGGCCTTGAGCGATACGTACAGCGTGTTAGGATCGAACATGTCTCACCTACGGCCTCGGAGTTGGAGCTGCTGCCGGCGTTCCGTTTGGAGTCGGGAGCACTGCTTGCTTCTTTGTGAATTCGAGGGTGTTGGGATTGATATCCCACTCGGGAGCAGCAGCCTGCAACTTCTGGATCAGCGTCGGCGCGGCCTTGGCGATGCGGTCGTTGATGACCTGTGCTTTGAGCTGCGCGATTTGTCCCTCAAGCTCATTAACGCGGGCCGTGAGGAGCAGATTCTCGCGCTCTAGGCGCAGTTCATTCGAAAGCGTTGGCTGTTCCACCTGAGGTGCTCCTGTCGGGGTTTGTGCAAGTCCTACAAATACTGGCGTCACCGCCAGTGCGAGCATGAGTACTGCCTGTCGTGTTCTGGTCACAACTACTCCTTAATGATGGTTGGTGCTGGTGGTGGAGGAGGAGCAACTGGTGTCGCGGCTTGCTCTGGCGTCAGCGCCCACAGATCCCATGCCCGCGTCAGGTACGCCTGCAGAGCGGCATCGGTGAACGGCGGGGCCACACAGGAATCAGATGCGATCTGAGCCGCGAACCGGGGCGCCCACATGGCGGTGTTCTGCATCACGTTGGCCGCCAACCGGGCGCGGGCATTGTGGCGCTCTGTTGATGACAGCTGCAGATAAGTCGGCGCTGTCGGTGACCCTGGCTCGATCTTCAGGGAGCACAGCGTACTCGCGCCGGGAGCCAGTGCTTCCTGTGCGGACTGCTGGCAACACGTCGCGGGGTTCTCGCCCTGCGCAATCACGGCTTGCTGTTGCGCAGCCACCCCAACCCGGTCGATCCACAACGGATCCTTCGCGTACGCCGCGCGCTGCTCGTACGTCAACTGTGCTGTTGCCACACTTGGCAAGAAAAATACGAACATCAATACCAAATTCTGTCGCATATGTAACTCCTTACGGTGGTGTAGGACAAGTGGTATAGAAAACGAGGCCCGTCACCACGCTGATGTAACACGATCCACTGTTGTCCCACTTCCGCATGTGGATATTGACGGGTGTCACGCTGCCCAGCGCGAAGTAATAGCCGACCGCCGAATCTTCGTCACCCCCGCACCCGCTGCCACCGCTCGTGCCGCAGCCCTTGTTCACGAGCACGAATTTGGGCGTGGGGTTGTTCGGAAGGTCCATGTTGATCGTCTTGTAGCGCTTCGCGCTCGTGCCCAGCGTGACCTGCCCATCGAAATACGGGCTCATGGTAGTAGCGATCCCTGACCCCGTAACGCCAATCTTGATGTCGGTAGCCTGCACTTCAATCGCGGTGCTGGTCACACCAGTTGGCGTCCGCACGATGGCCGTGCTCCCTTGCAGAATCGCGACCGCTGGGCCGTCAACGATAGCTCTACCGCCTCCACCTCCTTGCATGTAGATTTCTGGATAACCTGTTTGCTTGATGGAAAAAAGACTGCCCCACGCCCCAGACGTGCCGAAACTTACGCCTCTCGCGATAGAGAAGTTGGCATCGGTCTGCACGAAATTCAATCCAGACGTTTGTCCAAGCGACCAATAACCGGGACTTGAGAGATTGCCCACCATCGACAACCCGGAGCCATTCCAGTACAGATAGTTTCCTGTCGAGCCATTCCAATTACCAATGTAGAATTTGGAGAGAGTATCACTATCGCGGCCCAACCAAAACCCATCGCCTGACCCGGAAGGCAGCGCGGTACCTGATTTAACATGACCTCCAGTGAGAATGTCGATCGTACCCATGCTCGCCGACAGCGCCGACAGGTTGCCGGTCTTCTTGATCATCTGCACGCCATCGAGGAGCATGTACCCGCACGTGCCGCCGCCCGAGACACACGTCCAGTTGTAGACCGCGAGCGACGCGAATTTGGTTCCCGCCGTCGGCGTGTACAGCAATTCGTGGGTCACGTAGCCGCCCGGATGGCTCCCGTTACCGATCAGGTCTTTAAGCCCGGTCCGATTCGTGACACCGCTGTACCCGCCATTGCCCAGCCACATGGGCGTGGGGATGGTCGCGTCGGCTTCGTTCATGCGGACGTAGAGCCCGGTGGCGCTGGCGACCGACGAATAGACCGACAGCCGCACAAAGTACGTCGATCGATCATCAATGGGCACCGCCCGCGATCCGATCGCCATGCCGATCCCGGGCGTCGGCGTATAGGCGACGACCGCCGTGTACGCGCCTTCCACGCCCGATGTGCTGATGTGCCAGCCGCCCGCCGTGGTCACCCCACCGGCCTGACACGCAATCCCGGCCGATTCAACACACCGCCATCCCGCGTAGGTTTCCTCAAAATTGCCATTCATAATCAGATTGTCACTGCTTAATCCGACCGCTAGATCGTCGGCCGTGATCGCGCCCGCCGCAATCTGGGTTGCTGTAATCGTGCTCGTCTGGATATTGCCGCCGTTGATGTTGGTGACCCCGCCGCCCTCTCCAACGAACGTCGCGCCATTAGCAGCGTCGAGCGTGATCGCCGCCGTAACGCCATCGGATCGATAAATCTTCAACACATTGCCAACAAGATCCATACGCTTGGTCGTGCCGTGGGCGATTTCAAGACCGGCCGCCGTGACATACGTATTCGGGTAATTGGTCGTCGGGGCCAGATGGCGGTACCCCATGGTCGCAGAGGTATCTGCAAATTCAGCAGTGTAGTTCGTTCCCGCACTGTCATAGAAACGAAACGCACCACCGGTCAACTCTGCCCGCTTGGTCGTACCATTACGTATAGCGAATGATGTCGATGTCACAAGTGCGTTTTCCTCGCCAGCGCCAATCGTACCGAGGAGCAACCCGCTCGCACTGAGCACGGCATGTTCCACCGTGCCGAGTCGCAGTTTGACCGCAGAATTGTCGATAAACGTATTACCCTGCCCAGAACCAGCCGTACCAATCAAGACGTAGCCGGACGGATCAATTCGCAGTTTCTGGTTGGTACTTCCCTCGAAGAATCGAAACCCGTTGACTGTATCAATTTGGCCCCACACATCGGTATAGTCACCGAACGCGGTACCATACACATTGCTCGCAGGATTGCCGTACAGCCCGTAAAGATTTCCCGAACAAAAACGAGGTGACCATGCGTTATACGTCGCTGACGTACGAACATTCGCACACTGCGTCGGACCACGTTCACTACCACCCTTCACGCTCTGAATTGAGTAGATGTCCCAGAACCCATCGCCCGTCGTTCCAGTGTTGAAGATGGCGTCACCCTTGTACCAAAAATTGATGCTGGAGCCATCGAGGTTTCGAGTCACGTCGTAGCGGAAGGGACCGGCACCCGTTGGGCTGCCAGAAGTAATCGTGCCCAGCAATTCCAGACTCAGACCGCGCGTCGCGCTGACGGCGTTGGTCGTGACATTATCCTGCACCACCGTTGTCTGCCCGCTAGTTGAGGTCCACAGCGCCGAGTCTCGCGTGTCGTCAAGATCCAGAACGAGTGAGTAGCTGCCAGTGGGAGGCAATGTCTCCACGTTGGTAGCGTTGTTGACCGTGCCGGCCCGCAAGATAAACGAGGAGCCATCCGCGTCGGTCAACGTCAGAGCTGGATACGTCAACGTGGCCACCGAGCCGCCCGCTATTCCCGTCGACGCACACGCTCCGAAGTAGGGCGACGTCAGCCCCTGATATACCATCACAAAAAGATGGGTGGCGCCTGACCATGTACCAGTGGTTTCGGCCGCGCTTGTCGCCACGAGATACGCCACGCGGTACGATGTAGAATCACTACCTCCGCTACACACATTGAGCCACGTTCCTCCACCTGTCGACGTGCCAGCCGTTGGAGGCGAATTCGAACCAATTCGCAATGAGATAAGAACAAGAATATCGCCAGCGACATGCGTCGGCATCGTCGCGGTAGTCACGCCGCCCGCGACCCCGGTGCGCACGATTGACGACACGGTGCCGCCGCCGCTCATATCGGTGGGGCCGCTGGTCACAGCCATGAATTCGACCTTACCACCACCTTCCATATATACGCGGTCACCGCTCGCCATCTCGTTATGCTTGACAAAGATTTGCGTGGCGCTATCGGTCAGATCCTCGGTCAACTGCGTGGTGGGGCCAACCATCACGCGCCCGCCAATGGTGGCGATGTAATCCTGCGCCACGATTGTACCCACGCGCAGCTCGGCCGCACTCAGGCTCAGGTACTTATAGATGTCATTACCAAGCGATGTCTCGTACGACAGCAGCGGATCGACATTGGTAACAGCCTCTCCCCAGAACCATCCGTTAGCGATTCCATCTGTTTCGGTGCCACGAGCGAGAGTCGACCATGTGGTGGCCGCATCATCACCGCCGCCGATAACAAAGTTGCCGGTGATGTTTCCCGCGCGCCACTGTCGCTGACCTGTCGTGTTTCCGCTCGCCGCGTACCGGATGTAAGCATCAGTTCCGGTATCGGTCAGCACCAGTGGACCGTTATCGGCCACCTGTACGCGCGGAGTCACACCATCGGTAGCGAAGATATTGAACGGCGACGCCACGCCATACACGCCCGTCGTGCGAATCTTAGCAGCTGTCGTCAATCCGGTGATATTGAGCGTGCTGTTCACGGCCGATGCCGCATTGGAATTGAAACCACCGGTCAATGTCGAAAGTCCTGACACGCCAAGCGTGCCGGTAATTCCGAGACCCGTATCGGCCATCGACATAACGGTTGTCGCATCTGTCGAATCACGAAACAAGAGCGGTGCAGCAACGGCGTAGATTCCAGTTGTCTTCACCTTAGCGAGCGTGGTCAGGCCAGTGACTCCAAGAGTGCTATTTACGGTCGAGGCTGCTCCTGCCGTGAAACCACCTGTGAGTGTAGAAAGACCAGTCACACCAAGTGTGCTATTGACCTGACTTGCAGCACCTGCTGTGAATCCACCAGATAGTGTCGATAGCCCGGTCACAACCCATGTGCCGGTTACACTACTATCACCGGTGATTGCAGTCGGCTGGCTCAGCGTGATCGCGGTGTTAGCGAACTGCGCCACCCAAACACCAGTATTTCCAGTATTGTCAATTCTGACACCAGTTCCAGCAGGTCCTCGAATTCCGCCCGTGCCTACAACCAAATCAAACGCGCCGCTAATCGTTTGCGTCGCGGAGAACGTGTTTCCTTCGTCCTCATACGCAATAGACGCCGGAAGGTCAAGTTTGACAGCAAATCTACGAACAAGATCTCCCGTACCGTTTACGTCGAGAACTCCGTTTGTAGTTCCTGGAATACCAACAATGCGAACCGGTGAACTACTTCCTGGCGGAGTCGGCGGAGTACCAATCGAGAGGCCTGTTCCAGTGACTACCTGTCCGTGGGCCTTCGAGGTGAGGATAACCCACAGCATCAGTAAAGTGATTGCCCACAGGATGAATCCGATATTCTTACGATTCATAGCTACCCTTTGTAAAGAATGCAGTGACCAATCACGACATTAGCTGTACCCGTGACCACACGCGCGCGGCATAACAATCCGGTTGCTGCTCCAGGAACTGTTACCGGCTGGTCAAATGAACCCCACGGACCTTGTGTCAGTATTCCTGTGGTGGTAATCGTGCCAATAGCAATTCGTGAACCGGCGTACAATTCTATTTCTACGATTGGTCCTGCAGAGCCTAGGATATACGCAAATGCTTTGAAAGTCCAGGTGGTGCCCATATCCGGACCGCCGAACATATTTGGCAACAATTCAGGGATATCCCGGAACGTCGTATCTAAAACAACGTATTCGTTGTTATCTCCACCGAGTTGGAACGTAAATCCGGCCGGGAGTCCCACACCGCCGCCTCCGCCTCCAGTTCCGCCAGACCCGCCAGGAGTCGATGGGTTAACTGCACCACCCGTGCCGCGGATCTCAACGCTACCGCCCTGAGTACCGCGACCACCCATCTCAGTAAAGAGGTCTTCCCATTGTCTCCCAGCACGGTCTCCCTCGATAAACTCGAGATCATAAATTAAATGCTCGAAGATATTTGGGTCGCCATCACTATCACGAATAGCTACGTTTTCTAGCAAAAAGTTTGCATCAACGTTGTGTTCCGGAAGTGCCAATCGTCCCGTTAAGTACGGGTAGTGACCCCGGATTGTCGTCGAACCTTTAAGCTTCCGAGGAGTAAGTCCAGCACGAACTATTTCTATATTGCCCCACGCAGCCGTTTCAGCTACATCCGTTAAGTGGCTCACGTCGAGGAGTTTATCTATCCGAGTAGCTGCATTCATTTGTCCGTCGGCAAGTAAAAGCGAAGGAGTCCAGACGCGAACTACCGCCGGAAAGGAAATATCAAATGAGAACTTCAGCGTAGTACCAGCAACAGGAGCCGTGCCACTTGTCCACGCAATGTGCTCTGTTCGGTCCCAGTTCCACGGACTTCCATTGAATGGTGTATCTACACCATTAAGCTGAAATTGCGTTGGAATATATGTGGTCGTAGTTTCAACGCCTTCCTCTTCCTTTACTTCATCAGGCCGCGGTTCGACATTTACCTGGAAATATTTCTTTACCCCATTAGCCGTGTGAGTTTCCGAGTGCTTCGCTTCACCCGTACCGCCCGTTTGCATAATGAGCCGCAAGCCGTATTCGTGGTATTCCTGATCTATCTTTACTCCTGCAAGAAAATGATCAGTTCTCATCGGATCCATCGGAAGCGGCAGCGTTGTTCCTACAAAAGCAAACCATTTATCGCCGTTGATACGCCACGGAAGATTCGAGAGCTTGGTCATCCTGTTGAAAATCTCACCAAGTGACGCGCGAATAAACGTCATCTTGGGGATTGTTGGCGACGGAAACCCCGGCCCTGGACCGATCCACGTACAACCTTTCGGCGCTAGATGTTTCAAAAAGAACTGATACGCAATATCATGGACAGTTCCCGGAGCTGTTTCTCCTGTGAGAATTACCTGATGTGCAATAAGGTCGTAGCAGATACAATTGACATCTATAAAGATAGGACCTTCATCGCCAGCACGGTACTCCTCGATACTTTGAACCTGTCCACCAAACATCAAGTCACCACGATAGTGCAATACTACATCAGCACCAATCGGCACACGGTACGCGGTAGGTCCAAAGATATAGTTACGAACGGTGAATTTGAACGTCTCCACTGACCATCGTTTATTTAACGACCATGCGCCACGCCGGAGAAGAACATCCGACATGTCCACCCCATTGATGGTCATTACTACGTTGCTCACCGACGGACACCCCGTGACGCGAGGAAGCTGTCCGCATCTTCGAGGACAACCTCAGTGAGCACCCGGTGATTCTTCACCAGAAGCGTTACGGGAATTGGACCGCCAGAAGACGCACTCGAACCGGCGAACATGTCCTGTCCGAGAATACTCGCTGCGAATGGCACCGCCTGACCGGGAGTGATTACTGCTTCACTACCGTGCAGGATAGCATTTGTTCCAGCGCCGAAATTACCGAACCAACTACCACTACCGATTGTTCCGCCAGCAAATTCTTCAGGTGGCCCCTTGCGATTTCCGCCTGGAGGCATCGGCGCATTCGGATTTTCCGGATCAGGAACCGGCGGCACGGTCCAATTTCTAAACGGATTAGGTGCTTCCGGCATATCTATCAACTGCGTAATCAGAACGTCCAACCGGGTAATCAGCGTATTCAATGCAGAGGTCAGTGCCTCCATCGCCGACGGGCCAAGTTCTTTCCAGATACCCAGTTCAATCGACTGGTCGATCATCATCTGAGTAGTTTCGTCGAGCGGGATATTCAGATCCTTGGCAGCTTTCGCAGCCTGCTGCAGGTACGCCTGCATCGGGATAAGTGCATCCCTCGTCGTGCCACCAACTGCAGCAACCTGACCCTGAATCGCTACGTACGCATCATACGCCGTCTTCTGAATTGAGGAGAAAATGTCCGGCGTCAGAAGCTTCATGTTGAACAAGCCAACGATGCTCTGACCGAGGGCGTCAACTCCAGCGATAGTATTCGGAATCGCCTGCTGGACCTTCCACTGAATTTCGAGGAGCTTTAATAGAGGGTCACTGGATGAAAGGCCAAGAGCTTTCATCGCTCCAAAGAAGCTATCGAGGCCATCCTTGGCGTCACGCATCGCCTGATTAAACGTCCTGCCGGCGGCGATCGCGGCAAAGAACGTACCGGCAATTGTGAGACCAAGATTTTCCATCTGGGTCGCGGCACCAGCAGCTTCCACCTGCTGTTCAGCAAGTGCCTTGTTGAGCTTCTCTGTCTCCTTTGCCATGTCCTTCGTCCAATCGGCATCACGTTCTCCGAGTGGAGTCTTATTCAGTTCCTCGATAGCCTTTCTCGCCGAATCAATCGTGTCACCAAGAGCCATCCAGGCATCTTGTTTGGGCATCATTTTGCCCATAACGTTTATGGCATCAATGAGACTGTCACCCTGTGCCTTGAAGAACTCCTTGATCTTTTTAGATTCAATTCCAAATCTAAGGGACAGATCAACAATTTCTAGAAGTTTTGTACTAACAAAGCCAAGAGCATCAGTTCCCTCTGCTAAGAACTGATCAAACGTATCATCAAGAATCTTCTGTACTTGCCCAGCAGTCATTCGCCCCTGATCCAACATGACAAAGGCGTCACGAAGATTTCGGAGCAATTGATCGAAGTTTATATTGTTAATTCCGCCAGCCGCGTCAATAATCTCTTTCAGGTGGTAAATTGCAGCTGATTGCCAATCTCCTCCAAATATCTTATCAGCGTCAGCTTTAATTGTCTTGGCTAGAGAATCAGAAATCGCAACGCCAAAGTCGTGTCCAACTCGCTGACCGATTTCAGCCCACGGTACCTTTCGGAACGCACCAACAAATGCACCAACTACGAAACCAGCAATTGCTCCGTAGATACCAGCACGTCCACCAATCGAGGCGCCAAGCATTGCTCCAGCCATCGCACCACCAAGAACACGCTGGGCTTTACTCGCTTTATCTGTGGCTGTTTGCAATAACGCATATGCCTGAACAGCAGCCATGACCATTCCTATCGCAGCAGCAATCGCAGAAGCTGGATCCTTTCCTTTATTTTCTCCCGCTTCCGATATAGCATCCTTGAACAATTTCAAACTTACCTCGAACTGTTCCCCAATCTCACCAGCTACATTGGCAACATTAGCAAGTTCAGCAATATATGCAATGAGAGAGTCCTGATTCCAAGTATCTCCCATAATACTCTTGAGCTTACTAAATGCCTGAGCAGTATCTTTAACAAGTTTGTGAACTTTTTCTATACCAGTCTGTATTTTCTTTGTAGGATCATCTTCCCCACCTTTCGCCTTACCACCACCCATCAAGTTCAAGAAATCTTCAATAGCTTTGATTCCAAACCCGCCACCAGGAAGCTTAGAGAAGAGAACATACACCTTACGCAGTTCGTCCGACTCGCGGACAATACGCGCAAGTTTTCCAACTTCTATCTGATTTAATGTAGCTACGTATCTTTCCCACAATTCAATTGAAACATTTGATGGCTTAATATCTACCTTTTCTTTCAGATCCTTTAAGCCATGTTCCCACTTTGCAATTGCTTGAACTGTTGCGTTAGTCTGACGTTCAACCCACTGCTCGAACTGAAGATCATCCAATTCCTGTTTGAATTCATATATGCTAAGTCCGAATTCCTGAAGTTTTGTGCTAAACTTTTTCGGATCTGCCATCTCCAAAAATATTTCATTCAGTTTCTTTATATTTTCTTCAGATCCAGCAATAATGCCTTTCATTTCTTTAGAAATTGTTCCACCAGTTGCTGTGATATAATCAGCCGCTTTAACAGCAGTATCGCCGTATTCTCTAAAGAATGCTGCGCCCGGCTTAATTCCTTTTGAAGTAAGATCCTGAAGAGCAATGGTCATTCGATTGAACTTCATGTAATCTTCAAGTCCAATCATTTTGTGCATATCCTGATAGAACTCGAAATTTTCCATCAACTTCTTTAAAGCTTCAGCCTCTTTTCTAGCTGCTTCAGAAGCAGCTTTTGCATCTTTTGCCATTCTTTCATATGGAGTTTCCTCCAACAACATGGCATTCAGGTCACTCTGAATAACCTGATTCTTAGACATCAACAGATTTGTTAGAGCTAAGTCCTTATTGACCTTGCTAAATACATCACTATAGGCCATTCCTCCAAAACCCATTCTTGGAAGACGGCCTATTGTTTCTGGAAATGGAATTAAAGCGCCAAGTTCTTTTTCATCTTCAGCCGGAAGTCTGAAGCCCTTTGGAGCAATATTAGCTCCAGCAGGTGGAACATAGTTACGTCTCGTATTTGCATTCATTATAGCATTGAGAGTCCATGCCCCAGCTCCTCCAGTCAATATCATCATTAACCAGTCAGGAGGAGCTACATCCTTGGAGAAGTCAATAAATTGCCTTCTAAGTATATCTAGGATTTTTGAAACACTACCAAACTTGGAATACAACGAATCCCAATTGGTGATCATGTCCTGAGTTTTATCACCAATGATACCCTGCTCCACACCAAAATCAATAACTTTCTGCCGAAGACCATAATACGCCAAACCCAATTGTTCTGATTTATATGCCGCTTCTTCTTCAGCAGATGCAAACGTCTTTACTTCTTTAGAAAGAACTCCAAAATCCTGAGCCATCTGTATAATTTGTGGAGCAACCCAACTATCAAAAGCAGCGTCTCTAGCTTTTGTAAGAGCGTACAATGTTCCTATAACCAACAAAACCACACCTACAAGAGTCGAAGCACTCACTACAAAAGCACCAATCGCAGCAGAAGATGCAGTAAGCCAGCCTAGAAGAGAAGCTGTAGCTGCTGAACCTCCAATAGTTGCAATTGCTATGCCAACCTGAGCAAGAATTCCAACAAGTGAACCGAAAACCCACAAAAGTCCACCAACAGCAATTATTAGAGTTGGAATTCCAACTCCGCCAAGTACTGCAAATGTTACAATAATCCGTTGTGCACTTTTATCTAATTCAGAAAAACTTTTCGCAAGACTTTCGATATGCTTAAAGAATGGGTCCAACCAAATAATAACACCACGAAGCGCATCCATGAAAGGCTGTGCTATCGTAATTGCTACATCACGTACACGATTCTGCAAAACTGCTAACTGATTCTGGAGGGTTATTGCCTTCTTCGCAAACTCGTCCTCCATTGCTGTGCCTTTTTTATAGGCAGTTTCTGAATCTCCAAGAGTCTTGTTCAAATCATCCATCGTGTTGACAAGAGTCAACAACACCTGATTCTGACGAACGGATGTACCGAACAATTCTGAAATTGCCGAAGGGATTTTAGTCTTCGACATCGTGGAAATTCTGGTAAGCAACTGATTCAATGCAGCTGATGCATCTTTACCCCAATCTTCTGCAAACTGTTTTGCAGATTTTCCTGAAATTCTGGCAAGTGCAGCAAGTTTATCTCCACCCTCTGCAACAGAACGCGAAACTTTCAGGATGGTATTTGCAATCGCATTACCGCCAAGCTCTGAACGATGACCAAGATTTGCAACTGCAGCTGACCAACCAAACATCTGAGACGAAGACATCTTAGCAACTGCACCAGCACCTGACATACGTCGGGTAATTTCGAGGATAGTACCCTCGGTAGAGATACCCTTGTTGCCAAGATCGACGAGAGTTGCCGCTAGTTTTCCGTAGCCTTTGGAAGCATCACCTGTAATGTTCTTGATCTGGGCCAGAGCTTTTGCAGCAGTCTCAACTTCGATGCCATCAATCGTAGTACCAAGTTTGGCAACTGTTTCGGTAAAATCTGCTAGATCCCGCTTATGTACGCCGAACTGTCCGCCAAATGCTGCAATCTCTGTGAGCTGCTTGTGCGTAAATGGCAATCTTGTTGCCATCTCACGAAGTTGATCCTGAAATGCCTTCGCCTGAATATTCAGTTTACCAAAAGCATCTACATAGCCAAAGCCCTGAACTGTCTTGACAACATTGGCAAACTGATGTTCAAAATCTATCCCGATTTTAACAAGTCCCATCAAAGGAACAGTTAGAGAACGGTAAAGAGTACCTCCTAAGACAATCAACTGCATCCCAAGACTACGAGCTGCAGCTCCAAGTGTATCCAACGAGTTCGCCACAGCCATAATCTGTGGCGAAGCCTGATTGACAAACTGGAGTGTTCCTAGGACAATAGTACCCATTTATTCCCCGCCCCCACCAAACATTAGGAAATACTCCCTACCAATTCGCTTTTGTTCTTCAGCAGTCTGCTTTTTCTTCAACGAAGCTGCTTCTGGCATATCACCAAACCGTAATACAAACTGATCTATTGGCCAGGGATCTTTTTGCTTCTTTGAATCACGGTTTATGTTTGCCAACATCGAAACAATACTTGCGAATCGATATTCGTCACGGTCAGAAGTGAATGGTGTAAGACTATCATACACCATCCACTCCTCGAACTGATTCCACGATATTTCGTCGAGCATTTCGTCGACGTTTACGCGCCCAAGGCGCAGAGCCAAATCGTAGGCGAACCTACGCATGGTTCCACGCGCTAGACGTTTTTTAGTTCTTCATCCTTCTTCGGCGTGGAGAATCCATTCAACTCCATGGCGGCAGTCTGAAGACGAGTGAATACCTTCACACTCTTGTCTCGCAGCAACTCAACCTGCTTGGAATTGAAAAGGCGGTTTCCACCACCATCCACAGCGGAGAGCACCACGATTGCGACCATCGCATCTTCGCGTGCCTTTGCGGATGTTTGCATCTGCTTCTGGAAAGTGAGGGCTTCCCGTGCAGTCAATGTCTTGAGGCGAATAACGCCCGGTTCGCCGTCGACCGGCCACTCAGGGACCTCAACGTCCATCGTGTTGAGATCGTCCATCTCGAGGATCTGTTCTGCAGTCAGGTAACGCTTGCCATTCTCGCTCATTGTATTCTCCCTATCCTGTTCCTTTCGAGGGAGGGGAATCACCGTTCCCCTCCCCGCACTCAGCCAACGAACTACTTACGGCGCAATCGGACGGGACCGCTCACCGAGGTCCCTGTCCTTGTCCTTGTCCGGAGACAAGGACGTCATCGACTCGAAATCGAGAAGGGTTGGCGGATTTGGCGTGCCAACGATCCAGTCGTGCCTTCCGGTGGGTCGAATCGTCACGTCAGCCGACAGACGATCATCGACCGGGGCCGATACACCGAAGTTCGTGATGAACCCGCTGAACATCCACGCCGTTCCGTCGGGATAGGTCAGCTTGTAGATGTTACGACTACCTGTGAACCACTTCTGCTGAAGGCCCGTCAGGTGATCGATGGTAGAATTACGAGGCACGAAGTTGACGTTGAACGTCATGTCCCCGTGACGGCGAATACCAACAATGTATTCGTCGTCTGCGTTGTTGTGGTTCGTCAGTTCGATCGTGTTACGCGTGAGCGCCGGAGCGGTGATCTCGCGCAACTCGCCGATATTTGTGAACGCAGCAACCCCACCGCTCGGGTTGATAATGGGCCACTTGGGGTCATGACTGACCGCGATGAGTGTTCCCTGTGCCGACATTCCCTCGGACATGTTACCTCCTAAAAGGTGACAGTTTGATTCACAACGCCTTTGAGAGCGTTGTACGCTGCAGTCGCCATGGCAAAGGCAGGACCCCTGGCCCTCGCTCTACAAACAATTTGAGCAGAAGGATGATCATACGCAGGAGCACCTTGGTTCTGAATGTAGGAGCCCTCCCTCCCTGGGGTCTCGATGACCGACAGATATGGACCGTCACCAGTCGGCAAGGTCACAGAGGAACTTAGAAACAGGTTAGTTCCCAGAGTCCCAACACCAGCCGTAACAAGCATGGACAGAATTTCCTGGGCGAACGTATCCGATGGTACTTTTTCTACCCGAATATTGAACACAATTCGGATACGGTGATTGTCATCCAGGCCCAATTCAAAGGGCCGCTGTGCGAATATCTTTAGATAATCGGTGGATGACATATTAGCCTAGCTTCTTATCCAACCGCCGAATTACACGATCAGCCATATACGGAGCAGCTTCCTTGAGCGTACTCTCAAGAAATTTCGCTTGCCCCTCATTATGGTGTGCTTCCAAATCTTCATGCACCTGAATTGCATAATCGGCTGTTCTACGACCTGTTTTCGGATTTGTTAGGTCATTACCAACAGTAATCGTGGCGGCAACTATGCCCTTCCGATTAGGACTACCTTTTCTTACTCCCTCGAACAGTTCCGTAGACTGTGACAAAGCACGTGTGTCTTTTGGAATTCTACGAATTACTTCTTCCTGTTCTGTCTTCATCTCTTCCATCAGAGCATTCTGAAGGTTTCCCTCCAATTTTAAGCCCATAAGGTTGAGACGACCCTTCATTTGTTCAACGCCCTTGATGGTAACTCTAAAGGCCATTTGAACTCACCATCACTTTCGGCGCAAAAACATTCTCAAGAGCTTCGATGTATTTGTCTCCAACGCTCTTCCAAACGAATCGCGCCTCAGAAGCTTTCTGAAGCACCTGTTCACTACGATTCGATCGGTACTGTTCGTTGCTGTACAAACTGTTCAAAGCCCCAATGAATTCATCTTTATCCGGCACACCGCCAACCGCATTGATATTGTTCGGCGTGCAAGCTGTAGTGGGGCAAGAAACCATATTACAGCTATCAGAAAACAAATCACCAAGTGCTGACCAGTTAGGAAGAATTTGCGGAATACCGCAGGCCATACCTTCGAGGGTGGTCAGTCCAAAGCCTTCGCCCTGAGTAGTCGTGACCTGGACATCGAAACTGTTATAGACAAACGGGAGCGCCGTCTCGGCAATGCCAAACCCTGGATCAGGTTCCGCGAGAATCAGGCGACCTGTCAATCCGTAATACCGCATCAACTGTGAAGCGTCGTACCCTACATCAGCAGTAGGGGCAATGTGCAGATACAGATATGCGTCGTCAACCCGATAGGTCTTGACCCACTCGCAGAAGTACTGAATCGTCAGGTCCAGCCGTTTCCGAGCCTGATTTCGGTTGATATTTCCAACAATAAAACCTTTTGACTGCTTCTGGGGCAAACCCATGGATTGACGGGCAAGTTCTTTACGGATAGGCTTGAAAATCTCTCTATCTACTCCTAGCGGAATTACCGTAGACGATCCACGGTAGCCACCGAGTGCTGCCTCTTTCGCGCCAAAGTCTGTCCAGAAAATCGCATGAAGAAGACCATTTAGTCCTTCTCCACGACAATTTTTGCCATCTACCGCAACAACACCAACGGTGGGCACGTTTCCAATGGCTTTCATGTACTCTGGAAAGTTCCATGGATCATTCTGTACTATCACAAGTTCAGGGCGAATTGAATCTATAAGTGATTTAATACGAGAGAGACCAAAAATGTCACCTCGTGTGCCACGAATACAGGGGAAAATCGGATACGGGTACTGATGTGGGTCACCGAAATAGTTCAACCCAAGAACATAGGTATCCCACTCGTGCCGGACAGTTTCGAGGATGTGGTGTGTACACTTCGCAAAACCAGTAGAAACAACAGCATCACCAATCCAGAGAAGTCGACGCGTGGACTTACTAACCTGGACATTTGACGTTGATGCATCAACAGGAACCAATTCGTTAGCAAATTCCCAGAACGTTTCACAAATGTGCTGCCAATCGAACTGCTTCTTGGCACCCTCGATGTCTCTCGGCGGCCAATGTGATTTTGGCTTCTGGAAAATTTCTACAAGACTCTGAATGATTTCGTCATCAGTGCCTTCTTTGATGAACAAAGCACCAAAGTCGCCAAACCAATCCCGATAGTGAGGCTTGTCAAAAAGAATAGGAATTGTCCCACAAAGAAGTCCCTCTGCTGCTGGGAGTTCGAACCCCTCGACTCGACGTAGTCCGCATACATATTCTGTCTGTCGGTAAAGCTGGGCGAGTCTGTTATCGGGTATTTCATGCTCGTAGTGGACAATTGAGCCGTTGAATTCTTCGGTAGTTTCTGTCAGGATTCCCACGTGCATGTGGGCACCCATTCGAGTGTCTACCTGAGCACACGCCGCATTTACAAGATCGATGCACTCACTTGGCGCGACTGTTCCCGTTGTGAGAACCTTGTGTGGATACTTGGCAAGACTAAGTCCCTGGGAAAACACCTGTGTATCGACACCAAGTGGTGCAAACAAGAACGGTGTGTCCGGGAACTCCAGACCCTCTTCCTTGCACAGTTTCGGCAAATCGTAGTACGACCAAACAAAGGCCGCTTCTGTCCACAATGGAATCCACTCCTGCGCGCTCTGTGCCTCAGTAGAACGCAGGCAATACTGAATCATTGCGTATTTCTTACCAAGCGCCGTGAGTCGACGGATGCTCTGCGCAGTCTCTTCATATCCAATTACGTGCAGAACAGCCAGATCTGATTCTTCTGGGGAGTTGACAATCGTCACTTTGCTGGACTTGTAACGAATCAAGTTCGATACAATGCGGTCCATCGCTATGCTGAGCTGATACTGAGTCTTCAGAAATACTTTCATGCCACGCTCCCGGCGCTCGCGCGCAACCATTTAATTGGATCCCGCTCCTCTCGCCAGGGAATACTGATCGCAGTATCCCGACCGGCGCAAGTTGTACATGCTGAAAGCGGCTCTGGGTCTGCCAGATACGCATACAGCGCTTCTTCAGTCAGTCCTTCTATTTTAATCCCGTCCGGATTTTCCGCTTTTCCCTGCACGAGCGTAGACATATGGGGAGCACAGCAACATGTATAAAAGTATCCCCAGTTCGCAACACGCGAAAACTGCCGAAAGAAACAACCAGCATATTTTCGCTTTGTCTCTTCGTAGCCTGTGGGAACCTTCTCGAGTAGCGTGCGGAAGTTTGGATTCTTTGTCTCATCACGGGGTGAAAACTTCACGCCCGAAGTGGCGCACTTTGTCATGATCCACTTGAGACTTTCTTCGGTGTGCTTACCTGGATAGATTGACAGGACTAGCACATCAAAGCTACGCCAGAACGCTTCGCTCATTCGAGGGAGTAGGAGACCATTGGTCCACACCTCGAGCTTGTCAGCAATACCGCTGTGACGAGCAATCTGTAGAATATTTACGAGGTCGGGGTTCAGGGTAGGCTCCCCACCCAACGCTCCCCACACGTGCGCGTGTAGTATAGTAGTGAGGTGGTTCAGATCCCGCTTCACCTGCTCAACAGAAGCGTGCTTAGGTCCAACTTTCCGCCACAGGGGAACGTGATGGTTGCACGCCACGCAGGAGAGCTGGCAGGCAGTAGTAATGTCCGTTTCCAAGTGAGGAATCTGGATCATTCAGTCTCCAAAACGCCGATTCCGCCCCAAGCACCGTTAATGCAGAATTCTGTCTTCTTACCCTTAAGCTGACGCCAGAAAATATGAACTCCGTGCCCTGCGCTACGAATGAGGTCTGTATCTACAATATCGTGAAAAGCAATCAACCCGCCTGATTTAACCAGCGGACTGTACATCTCAAAATCTTTCTTTACGCCCTCGTAGCTATGGTCCCCGTCAATGAACAGGAAATCTACTTCTGGTACCAAACTTTCAATGAGTTTCCGTGTACTTTCCGAGTGCGAATCACCAAAGACAAATCTATAATTTGGGTAATCCGACAGCATAGCGTTCGAAAGTTGAATAGTATTGGAATGTCCCAAACTATCACGTTGATCCCAATCAACCCCAACCACTAATCCTGAAGCAACATGGCACCACAAAGAAGCAGTCCCGCCGTTTCTTACACCAATTTCTAAAATATTCTCCGGCTTCTTTTCTGCAAGAAACTGAGTAAACGGACGAATTTCATTCGGCCATTGCTCCATTGTTCTTTTCACAGAGGCGAAGGCTTGGTCAATATTCACGCTTCCACCCACTGTTCGGCGTCAATTACCGCCTGGAGAGCCGCTTCAGATATATCTTTCAATTCCATCTTCACATATGATTCTTCAGGTATGTTAAACCAAAGCATACCCTGCGTTCCAAGCCCCATGCCATGAGAATCGTATCTATTTGCTATCGCCCGTCGTTCCTCCCTCGATTTTACGAGGAACTTCCAATGCTCAAGAACTACCGGAGCCAGACGTCCGCCACCAAAGGGGCTTCCTGCATGTATACTCGTCCGCCCCCCAGACTTCTTCCTTACGCTCAATCGTGTCTGGTGATCCGGCCACAGGGGTCCATTTGTGATATACAAGCTTGCGTGGTGCCACAAATGAGCCCGTGCGAACTTCCAGTGATCCGCTTCCGTGAAGTTTTGATTGACTATCCATCTGAACATCTCCGGAGAAACAGCTTCGTCATCATCTAATCTAAGAATATATTTACCACTACAGCACCGAACCGCCGCGTCCAACACGCTTTCGATATAGCCGTCGGACTTCACCGAAACAAGTACGTCTTCGTCACCAAACCCGGACCGCTTGAGTTGATTTATCGCCTCTGTTCCATCACCTGCAATTACAAGTTCAGCGTTCGACGCCACTGCTAACTGCTGCATCCTTTTCAGGAAATACTCAGCATACGGTTCAGCCTTTGTAACTGTCAGGATGGATAGCAGCTTCACTAATTATCTCCTCTACGATCTCCCATCCAAATTTCGTGGCAGTACGGCAACTGAGTCTTGGCGTCAATCACACCGTATGTTTCAATGATCGGCCCCGTAGTCATGTTCGGAAGTGTGATCAAATCTCTTTCATCTATTGGTTCCGAACGTTCCGCAGCACCCAAAGCAGAAAGCGGAGATAAAATGATGATATACGCGCGAGAAGTCCTGAGCTGGCCGGTATTCGACTGCCGGGCTTCTTGTTTGTATTCAACGATCGCTGTCAGTGTCAAAGGAGCCGCATAGTTCGGCGCTCCGTCGTAACCCTGCCCCTGCCAACGATGTAGAGTAATCTTGGTCTGTGCGGTCTTCGTAACACCGTAAATCGTCTTTACACCGTTACGAAGAACGTCAGATAGTCCAGCCATTAGATTACCACGAATTCAGCAAACTGACCCGGTGACGTGCAGAACCAAGAAGCACTTCCGTACGCCTTGATATCTGAAGGTACGAGACTGAATGCCCCTTCCATGCTCCCCGGGCTGAAGTATTCTACCTCGACTGAACCAGCCTTCACTCGCTTGAGTCCCTGATCACCGGTACTCGAAGAACCAGTTGATCCTTCAGAGTAGGTGCGAAAAGCCAGCTCGTACGTCATGTACTTGATTTCCCTCGGAATAATGTCCGAAGGAATTGGGTACCCATTGGTACCCAACATCCCCGTGCGCGGCCACGCGAGCGCTTGGTCAGGCGAACTCGCCTGACCCGTCCAGCATTGCGCCGACAGCGTTCGCGTAGCCATCATGAGATAGGACTCTTTCTGCGACTCATCAAGTTCGAACCAGTTTTCTCCAAACGGGTGTGCCGTGAAGTATGCATCCGCCTCTTCAACGGTTACGAAACTAGTGGAGTCTGGCCCGCCGACTGTCGCGTCAAAGTCCATGATTTACCTACTTCTTCGCGTCGCCAGTCTTCTTCGGCTCCGGAGTCTCCGGAAGTTCGTTGTCCACCCGCGGACGACGCTCACGCCCGTCACCCGGCAGACCCTGATCCGGCTTCTCCGGCAGAGTGTCGTCGTTGGCGATAATCGCCCGGACCACACCAGCCTTGTCCACCTCGATCGTGGGCTCGTTCAGGTTGCGGTCCGAAACCGCTGCGCGAATCTCATCGCCAGAGTCACGAAGCAACGTGCCGGTGACGTTCATGTGAACGATACCGGAACGGCCGGCGGCGTCAGCACGAATCAGCGGTACCTGGATCGTGAAGCTCTTGAACGCGATGGTGAACCCGCCGTTGATGTCCCACTGAATGTTCTGCAGTGGCTCTCCAACGAGCAGCTGGACGTTGTCCGCCGTCATTTGGACGAGAAGCAGGTTGTCCGCAGCGAGAACGTCGCTCGTGCGGATCGAGGAGAGTTCCGGAATCTCCAGGAGGCGGGACAGAACCGACTTGTCGGAAGCTGTCTTGAAGTCCTGGTTGAGGGCCACTGCGTCCGTCGCCGGGATGTACAGGACAAACGGTCCGTACATACGATCGGCGTTGGCGGCAGCGATCATCGCAAGGACGTCGTTGAGCTTCTGCTCACCGGTCTAGCTACCCGAGGACCACGCGCCGCCCGTACCGAAGGCGAGCTTGTTCCGCTGCGGGAACGTCGTGTACCCGTAGATCGGAAGGCCCTGGTAGATCTTGGTAGAACCGTTGAACAGCATGTCTTCGAGCTTCTCAGCAATGAGACGCCCGCAGACACGAAGTTGAACGGTATCGAGGCCTTCACCGCCGCTGCGGGAGGCCTGAAGCGTCCGCAGGTTGAGGTTGAAGTCCTTGTGGGTGATGGGCAGCGGAATGCCAGCCCGGCTGAAGTCCACGCGATCGTTGTCCGAACGCACGTTGCCGTCCATCGACACGATGGCAGGCGTCATGTCGGACATCTTCTCGTACTCGTAGACCGTCTTTCCGAGTCCGCCACTGATGCTCTTCGTGAGGCCCGCCCCGTACAGATCGGCGACACCACGGAGACGCAAGTGAACTTCCTCGACGAGAGCCTCGTCGAACACCTTCCACTCATCCTTGCGGAGAGTAGAAGCGACGCGAAGCTCCTTGGCTGCCAATGGGCGACCAGCTTCGAGAGCCTTGAGCATCTGCTCGCCGGCCCACTTGCCGTCGGAAGCGCCCCAGAACTCGCGGCCAGTCTCTACGACTGCATTCATGTCTTCTCCTCTTCTTGTACAGTCCAGTCGGTTCAGACTGAATTTGGTTAGTAGATTTCGATCGCGAGACGCGTTGCTGGGGCAGCTGCCTGAGTTTCCACAGCGCGACCAATGCGTGTACCGGCCGCATACACACGGACAGCACCATTGCCGGCGCTTTCGACGAATGAACCTGCTGCGATGTTCGCACCAGATGCGACGACTGCGTTGACCACGTCACCGGGTGAGAACGATCCCACCTTGACAACGTCGCCAATCACGTACGCCACGTCCAGCGCATCACCCATTTCATCACGTTCGAGGGCGAACGTGCGGGCAGCGACACCGCCAGCAACGTTGTGCTTGGCGATGGTGGTCACACCCTGGACGAGCATCCCAGGAATGATTCCATTCTCGCTAGCTACACCATTCTCGTTGTACGTTGGGACGCCCTGAAGGACGACCGCCTTGGAAGCCGACATGCCTATCTCCTCTCCTTGAAAGCTGGTTACGAAATCTTGCGAGCGGGACGGAACATCGCACCGAGATCCGGCGCGTCGTCAGCGTAACGGTCGCTATCCTTCGGGGTTGACGCAGGAGCACCCGCGTTCGCGCTGAAGTCCACCGTTTCGACGTTGGCGATCTTGAGGACAGCCTTGCCGAGTTTCTGGAGCTGCTCGTAGCCCATCGCTTCCAGGTCTTCCTTGGTGAAGGCTTCCTGTGCGGTGGTGAGCTTCTCGACGAGCGAGGCGCGCGTGGCCTTCTCGTTCGCTTCAGCGGTGCGGATCAGACGCTGCCATGTTTCCGGCAGATCCTCAATCTTGAGTTCTGCGGGCTTGGCGGCAGCGACGACCGGTTCTTCCTTCGTGGGTTCGGGCTCCTTGCCGAAGGCTTCGAGCGTCGCCAGCTGCTCGTCAGACTTCGATTCGAGGTGAATACGATCGGCCTCCGACCATGGGGTCTTGGCGTTGGCGATAAGCGCGGTAATGCGCTCGGCATTCTTGTGCACTGTTCCTCCTTCGGCGCTTTCCGCGCTCACAACGGTTTCCTTCTTACCGCCACAGCCACATTCGGCAGCGGCCACCGGGGCAACTGGCTCTGCAACCGGTTCCGCAACCGGTTCCCCTTCCTGCTCGCCTGCCGCAATCAAATCTTTCAGGCGCTCCAACAGAGTACGCTTCACTGTGTTCACTCCTTCGAGGGTGAAACCCTCTGCAGTGACTACGTGGATTGCGGCACGCGAAATCCCGGCGCCACATCCAGCTTCATTGCTGCACGCACCAATATACCCATCTTCTAGAAAAGCAAGATGATCCGGGACGATTTGCCTCCAAATTCGGGAGTAAGGTCGCCCTTTATGAACGCCCGGAGTGCCCTCAGCGCTGATAAAAGCTCCAACAGACACTTCGGCGAGTTCGGCATTTTGAAGCCTCTGAAGGAGCCGCTGGGCCTTTGCGCCGACCATTTCGACCCGTGCAAGGTCCAAATAGGCGTCCATACGGAGTTTGTCGCCATCCACGCGGGTCCCAAAAATGCGACCAATCTGCCATTTTTCCAGAATTTCCGGAGAATTGGCAGAAACCATAGTCCCATCTTCCGCCTGGGGATGATTCATGACGACCGGTTCCCCGTTCCAGCCCATCGGAAACTTCCCAAACTCCGATGCAAGGACCAATTCCGGGTTTTTAGCGTTTACAGCGTGCAATACACCTTCCACAAGGGCGACCACGGGAACAACAACGTGATCCCTTCCCTCGAAAGTCGCTGCGCGGATTTCTCCCGTCGCAAAGCGGAACTGAAGAGTGCGATATTCGCTCATGACCGAACCTCAGTGACATCACCTTCACTGCGTTGAGTCTTGTTGGGACGTTTTACGGGCGGCGGACCCGGTGCCTGATCCATCGGCACCGGAACGTTTTCCTTCAGTTTGTCCCATCCAAGAATCTTGTCGCGAATGTCGTCCGGCCCGACAACCGCCACACCCATATTCTTGTTGAGAGACGCAAGACGCTGCGCGACCACAGCCTTTTCTGGCACGGTCATCTTGTTGCGCTCTGGCCAACGTACGAAAAATGGGTTAGCAGGCTTGCTGAGGTAATTTTTCTCTATAAGGCGATCCACGAACGGCTTCACGACCGCCGGCCACGCAAACTGTTCCCGCCGATCGTCAATTTCGTCATCCCAGGAGGCTTTGTCCTGGGCCGATGCGAGTTCGCCGCGCTCGGAACCCATAAAAATGCGTTTTGGGATTCCCTTGGTAGCGCAAATCAGATTTATAATCGCCTCCGCCTGAGGCCCGAAATCCGTGGCCGACGCACCCAGCGTCGTCGCTTTTACTCCGCGGGTCCTGAAGACTCGACGGAGGTTCGCTTCAAATTCGTCAATCTGTCTGGACATGTCCTCTTTGGCCTCTGGCGTGAGGTCCATTTCCGGATCAATGTCCAGCTGCATGCCCTGATATACGGTCTTCCAGAAGGCTTCTGACCCACCGCCGACGACTTTGTCCAGGTCATCGAGGTAATTCCAGACGTTTTCTAAGTCCGGAGGACCATACAGGTTACTATCCAGCCGTTCGTGGACAATGTGCAGCACGCGGCTCCAGTGAACCCGACGTTCTACGGAGTTTGCGGCTGTTCCAATTGTTCCATCCTGCACGTGCGTGATCATGTACATCTCCGCCTGTCCAAAGCGCGGATTTTTGGGATCATTCACGGTGATTTGAATCCGGGCATGCGACTCCCGGTACGGCATAAGATACCCGATTCCATCAATACTCCCCGCCCCATCGGGTAGGGGAGCATCCATGGCACCGGGCGCACCAATCACGATCACGCTGTACCGATCAAGTCCCGCAAGCACGTCCGCACGGAGAAATGCGTTCCAGAAGTGGACTTTTTCATCCAAATCGATCATTTCTTGTTCAAACGGAGTGATTTTGAACGGGTCTTCTATCTCTATAACTTCACAACCGGCTGCCCAGGTGGCCTTGGGGAAGATGTTCACAAGCCGATTACTCACTCCGTTGCGCGCGTAACGCGCCGCGTAGTCCTCGCTACCAAGATCTTTCTTGTAGCCGAGGGCCTGAGTCATGTCCCGCATCCCGTCGAACGTTTTTCCCAGCCCGCGCAGCCCCATTCGGTTCAGCACGGTGCCAAGCACGCGCAGCGCGCCCATCGAGATGCTATCCCCGGAGGAATCCCTTACCATGTGCACACTCCAGCAAGCACTCCGCCAACCACCTTTTTCGGCTCGGCGAACGCCAGCATCATGGCCTCGGCCCGATTGGGGCTCGGCACGCCGCGATTCTTCATCTGCTGCTTGCTTTCAATTTCTATCTTTCCATTGCTGAGCCGTTTGTACTTCAGCTCCACCAGTTCGGCCGCGGTGTCTTCATCGTCTTCTTCCATGACGATTTGGCCCGACTCAAACCGTTCGCGGAGCTTCCAGTAGTATTCCGCCCGAAGGTTCGCAAACCGTTCCGGCTCTGACGGTCTTTCACCAACGTTAATCCCGATGAACGGCAGTTCCAGTTCGAGGCCTCTATCCACCACGCCCCGCCCGATACCGATCACGTCTACCTTGGCACAGTCGCTATTTGTCTTGGCGAGGTAGTCCACGACCCGTCCGGTTGTTGCCATCGTGTCTGGGTTGTGATCTTCGTGCAGGATTTTAAACTGAACGCCGTTACGTAATCCGATGGTGGAGGCGTCGCCACCACCGCCGACATCAACCCCAAGTTGATAGGGGCCGTGAGCTGGAAGATTTCTGGCTCGGGCTTGTGCAATCCACACCTCCGGAATCAGCCCGTCGGCGTCCGCCCGTTCGGGAAACTGTCCTAGGATCTTGCTTTGCCAGTAGGGATTCGTGTCGAGAGGATCGACTCCTTCGGGGCATACGACCCGGGAGCCGTCATCTGTCCAGGTCCATCGAGGAGCCCACTTTCGTCTCTTCTCCTCGACATAGAGTGGTCCGATAAGCTGCTTCCGGACGCGCTCTGGCATTGGTTCACCGGTGAAGTTGGGCGAATCAAATGCACTGACTCCAATCGTGTTGAACCCGGAGCCCGGCTTACAGACCTCGCGGAACTGTGACTGCGGGTTATCCGGGTTGCCGATGACCAACATCTTAGAGTCGTCATTCGCCATCAGCGAGTCGGCCGCTTCCCAGAGCTCAGGCGGCATACCATCCGCCTCATCAAACACGACAAGCACTTCAGGAGCATGAATCCCCTGGAAGGCTGTCATGTCATAGTCGTCTGGCTTGCGGCCGAACCCAACTAGTTCCTCTTTACCGGGGCGACCATCCGGCAGCACGGGAACGGCTTTCCACTCCGTGGCAGTCACCCGCCCAGGAAGATCGCCACGTCCGTGTACGCGGCCGATTTCGCGCCACAAGATGGCCGCCACCTGTTTCGCCGTAGGCGCAGATGTCACTACAAACGCATCGCCAATTCTGCGCGTTGCGATGAACCATCCAATCACTTCGGCAGCAATAAAACTTTTTCCGATTTCGTGGCAGGAGCGGACGGCGGTCTTGCGGTGGTCTCGAACAGACTCCATGATACGCATCTGTTGGGACCAGAGCGTATCCCCGAGAACCTCTCGCGCCCAGAGCACCGGATCGAGGGCATATCTCCTCCGCCGCAGCTCGGCCGTAATTGCCGACTGCTGGGAGAGAGTTCTAGCTAAATAGTCCTTCGAGGAAATGGTTGACACATGCGTGTGAGCTAGAAAAGAAAGGTACTACCCGCTCACGCATTCGCTCACACGCTCACTGTAACAGAATGAACCGCACCTACGGCGCGATCCACCTGAGCTCTTACTGCAAGTGCCCGCGGATGGGAGCAATGCCCATCTTGTGCATCTTCGCTTCGAGGAGGAGACTCGCGTCTTCCGCGTTCTTCCTCGCCAAGGCGGTCAGATCTTCGAGGGACATGTCCGCCAGCAGCTGCGAATCACTCGGCCCCTGCTTGATCTTGGACATCTCCATGGGCTTCCCAAATCTATACGCCCACAACATCTGCTCGATTGCCGGCGGAAGGGCACCTGCAAAGGCGCGCGCCTTCAGCTTCTCCAGGTACTGGGGATCTTCCAGGATCTCTGCCGCAAACTTCGCTGCAGAATCTACGAGATCCGCTTTCGAGGGACCAGAGATGTATCCTGGCGGCACATCGAGGAGATCGTCGTCGTCGTAAACGGGGCGCATGATAATTACCCTCCTGGGCGGAAGAGAATAACCGACTATAGCACACTAGCCGGGAGCGTGTCAAGCGCCAAATATAGGGTAAATATTAGAAAGGCGTATTCTTGTGTTACGAATCACTCTAGGAGAAACTACATAGATTTTAGCGAGTTCTTCGTCTGATAAAGAACTTTGAAAGATCTCCAAGTCTTCTTCATTAGTTAGAAATTTCTTTGTACATAATCTATCTTTTCTAGAGGCATCTTGATAATTTTCTTTTGCAGTTCCAAGAAATAAATGATCAGGATTTACACAGGCTCGAACATCACAGTGATGACAAACATATTTTCCTTCTGGAATTGAACCATTACTAATAGTCCATGAGAAACGATGGGCATACCAATGATTCTCACCAACGCCAAAAGATCCATATCCGTTTGTGTATTTACCAGCTGTCCAAATCCAGCAAGAATCTGTCTTATCTACTTTTTGCCAGAATCGTTCATGGAGACGTTCGAAGGTAGTGGTACGCACACGGCCATTATAGCACATGCGCGCGTGCGCGTAGCGTGCGCGTGCGTGTATTTAGGAAGCGTTTTAAGGCACTTTCGCTCCCAGGTAATAGGTAGGTAAGGGCTAGGGGCGTGGAGCGCTTAAAACGCTCCGTAGGAGGTTTATTTCACAAAGATGTAACGGAAATCGCGGCCCAGGGTGGGAGATTCGTGTAACGGGACGCGTAATACTCGGAGGGAAATTTTGGAGCGATGCGCGTGTAACGATCCTCTTTAAAATGGGATGCCTAACGCGGGCAGCTCCGCCCCGCCGCCGCTGGCGGCCGCGGCCCGCCGGAGCCGGCCGGCCGCGCGGTGTCACCCGTGGGTGACATGTCACCGGCCGGTGACAGTGGGCTAGTGGTCTAACCACTGTGCATACGCAACCGACAAGTGGTAAGCAGTGGTAAGATGTCCAGTCTAACCACTGTTTACCACTTACGCGCGCGACTTAAGCCGCGCGTCTAGCCTTGCCTGTATCTCCCGCCGTGCGTCTAGCCTGACATCTAGCGCGCGTCGCGCGCGTGATGCGTCCAGCCACGAAAGCCCCTTGCCGCTTAGAATCGCATCAAGGTACTGCCGGCATTCGTTGTCCGTCCGCATTGTGTGCAGGGCCATTGCCGCCAGCGTAGCCGCCTCTTGTGCCTCTTGTGCTTCGACGTGCATGCGAGCCTCGCGCGCGCGTCGGCCCTTTGTCGTGCTGCGGTAGTCCATGTAGGACAACAGCAACGCCAGCAACGGCATAACAGCCATCGTCACTAGCAGGATTCCAGCCGCCTCTTGCAGTCCGTTCATGTCTGTTTATCTCCCAACGAAAGCCGGGCGCACTATGCGCCCGGCTGGTACTACAGGCTAGCGTCTAAGCCAGCCAGCCATCTACCCAGTCTCGCGCGCCTTCCGTTGACATAGTGTCAACGGTTGGGACGTGCTCAGGGTAGCTTGTGACGTTACGTATAGCGTCACACAGTAGCCAGACTCCCGCGTCGTCTAGCGTAGGTAGTAAATGGTCGCGCACAGTCCCAGCGTAGTCGGCACCATAAGTCAGGATGCCTGTTACATTGGCCTGTGCAATAGCGCGTGCGCGCTCTTCTGTGATGCTTTGCATGAGCGTAGGTAGAGCGTAGGGCAGCCCGTAGCGTGTCGCTACGGGCTGCCCTAGCCTACTGCTTAGGCCTTCGCCTTGTCGGCCGGCTTAGGCGCGTTCTCCGCCTCAGCCGCTTTGAGTGCCGCCACCATGGCGGCGGTAGCCTCGTCCGTCACCTTGGAAACAACAGTGCCGGCCTTGCCACCTTTGGCATGCTGGTCTGGACGTTCGACCAGCTTGCGACCGTGAAACACGCGAGGGAGGCGAGACGACAGCGGCCCGGTGAACTTGCCAGTAGCAAGCTCTAGCACCGTTGTCGTAAGTAGCAACTCGGCCGCCTCGCGTGAGTTGCACTCGACAGGTCCGCCGCCACATGCACGGTCGGCCCGTCCGCCTTGCCACTTGGCACCAATGTAGACGTGCCACTTGGTGTCCGTCAGTGCAGCGGCATAGACACGAACCACAGTGTCACGCGCGCCACACTTGTCCCCCGACCACGTTGTCTCGCCGTTAGGCTCAACCGTGGTCAACACGAACGCACGTGGTTCGCGGTCATAGTTTGCAGCCTCGCCCTTGCCGTCTGCCCCGATGAGCGAGACGCAAGTGTCAAGGATGCGCGTTACGCCGGCCTTGATGTAAGCCAGCGTAAGAAGAGTTGCAACGAATGCCATTGTCTAACCTCTGTCTATCTGCACAGTGATTGAGGCAAGGCTAACGTGTGCAGGCCGTTAGCCTGCCGTTGCGTAAACACCTTAGACTGTCATGCTGTGCCGACCCGCTTCTAAGGCGCAAGGCGCGCGCGCCGGTTTAGTCCCTAGCGCCGCGCCGTATTGAGTTTTGAAAGAGCCGGCCGACCCGGTACCGCCGTCGACCAGACAAAGGTACCACTAAACGGCCGTATGCTGTCAACACTTTATTTTACGCCTACGGCGCGTAGGCGTTTCTCTGCGTCTCGCCGTGCATACGTCTCTGCGTCTCTATGTCTCTGCGTCCTCTGCGTCTCTATGTCTCGCCGTCTCGCCGTGCATACGTCTCTGCGTACTGTCGTCCGATACTATGCACGTCGATGCCTTTAAAACGCGTTTTAAGGCCTCTAGGAACGACGCGGGGTGTTTACCCTTGTCTTACCCTTACAGTGCCTGCGTTCGTCGTTCTCCAATAAAATGGAGATTTTCCCATAAGCAAAAGTGATTAAGCACTGTACGTATAAGCCGGCCGTATACGCTCGGCCGACCGTACCCGCCTCGCCGTGGTCGGCTGCCTCGCCGTGGTCGACTGCCTCGCCGTGGTCGGCTGGTACGTATGCATACCAGTGCATAACCGTGCATACAGTGGTTTGACCACGGTAGACCGTATGCATACCACTTGAAACCACGTATGCATGGCGGCGTATAGTGGTAAGACCACTAAACGTTCCGGCGTATGCAAGTGGTAAGACCACTTGCGTGTCAAATGTTTGACACCCGGTGTCAAAACCTTGACAGGTGTCAAGGAGTTGACACTACCGAAAGATAGGCCCGGATCCACGCGGATCCCGCGGGGATCGTCCCGGGCGATCGGGCGCCCAGCAGCTCCGCGGCGAGGTCCGCCGGCGCCAGCGGAGGCCCAGTCTTGGGCCCCCATGTCCGCGCATCCCTGGTGCCCTCCGCGCCACCCCACATGCCCCTCCCCTGCTCCCGCCTTGCCTCCAACCATCCGCTTTGCATCGCAAAGCGAGGCGATCCGCCTCGCCCCGGGAGCTCCCCAGGAGGACATCCCGAGGGCCCTCGTTCGTGAGTGGATTCGTGATTCAGGCGGAATCTTGCCGAATCGCGCTGCGCGCAACTCAAGCAGCAATGGTGGTGCCTCGGCCCGGATTCGTGATTGGAGCCGCGATGCGCGCGGCGCGAGTCCCTGAAGCCATCGCTCGGGCTGGGTTTCGTGATTGGAGCCGGCATCCATGAGTCTTCCCGCAGTCGGCCCGGATTCGTGATTGGAACCCAAGAGGATCGAGGGTCTATGGGGGAGGGGGAGGAGGACGAAGGAAGAGGCGCCGGCGTATCGGGGCCGCGTAGAGCTCACGAGGACGGGACCAGCGAGGAAGATCGTGATTGGATCC